ATATCATAACGCCAACTGAAGGCAATGCAAATAACGGAATTGCATTTAGTTTTGATAATTTTACAATACTAGGAATTAATGGTGGAGATACAATAACTTTTAGCTGTGATATAAAAGGAACGAGTGATTCTCACGCTCCGTTTATAAGTATTCATATTTCAGATAATAATTGGTATGGATCGGATGTCATACAAAAGAATACTAGTGTAAGTATTTCTTCTAGTTGGCAAAGAGTGTCAGTAACAATAACTACCCCAACAGGACTGTCTAAGAACCACATGTGGTTAGCGATTCACGGTAATTATCAATCTGATTTATATGTAAGAAACTTTAAACTTGAAAAAGGTAATAAAGCCACAGACTGGACGCCTGCTCCTGAAGATGTTTCTCAAGATGCAACTAATAAAGCAAGTCAAGCTTTAACAGATGCTAAAAACTACTCTTCTAATGCAGTTAACTGGGTAACTAATAATGGTTCATCAACAACGAGCCTTAACTCAATGGTTAAAAAATGGACAGATGGGGCAGTAAGTGACACAACGCAGATTAATGGTGGATGGATTAAAGCAAATACTATTACTGCTAGCAAGATTGCTGTTGGAGATTTTACGAATTATTGTCAATTAAATAAAGACACCGCATCTTCTTATGGTTTTACAGCTACAGATGATATAAAAGGTGTTTGGTTTACTGCTAGTCCGATAGACAGAGATAAGGATATTTCTCAATGGTTTACATGCGAAGGTGGTCAAAAATTATATGTAGAATATGATTTATCAACTACTGTGAAAGGTAAACTTAAGGCTTCTGATACCGACATTTCTTATTTAACGTCTGGGATTATGATATTTGTAACCAATGGTACTAAGGAAATTATTTCATATACGAGATCCAAAGGCGTAACGGCTACATCAGATGGGGCAATTACACATATTAGTTTAGTTGAAACATTGCCAGCTGACGCAAGATTTTTTAAGGTTGTTTTACAAACCGATGGGCAAAGAAATACATTTTCTGGCACATTAAAGATTCGTAACCCTCAAGTTAGAAAAGCTACAACTGGTAAACTTATCGTAGACGGTTCTATCACAGCAGACAAGATTGCAACAGATGCAATTAAATCTCGCAACTATATCTCTTCTGGTGGTACGCAGGGATCATTCTTAAATCTGAGTGATGGTAGCTTTACAAGTCCTAATTTGAGTTGGGATTCAAATGGTAATTTGATTGCCAAGAATGCGAACTTGAGTGGACAAATTAATGCCACAAAAGGTACAGTCGGTGGTTGGAATATAGCAACAAATGGTTTATATTCTGGTATTGACGAAAATGCTATAAAAATATATTCTGCTACGACTTATGATGCACAAACAATGTATCAAAAACAGAAAATACAAGATTCATTCATTTTATCTCAAAAATATATAAATCATTTTGTTTCACAGCAAGTATCTGTTGGACATAATATTCCTTATTGGCAAACAAGATCATTTATATATAATGATTCCCAAATACAACTTGCACAAAGTGATTATTGTATAAATACTTCTTCAGCTTCGAATTATGATGCACAATATAGTCTAAAAGATGGATATATAAGTGCTACTCGTATTTATATGGAACAAAACATTACACAAGTTGGCGGAGATGTTATTAATTCATCATTTAGCATAGGTTTAGATAGCATGATGGGGTGGTGTTCTATACAGTCTACTAAGGGGATAAATATATATGGAAATTCTTCAAGGGCGTTATACGTTCAATCAAATGATACATCTAAATATAATGCTCTTGAAACAGAAGGAGATGTCGTGGTGAACGGCAAAATTCATGCGGTTTCTGGCGACAATAAAATTCAGCTAAATTCAGATAATAACGGATCAATTGAATTATATGGGAATACTCCATTTATTGATTTCCATAGTGCGTATAGTAGTGCTGACTATACTTGCCGAATTATAGCAAATACGCCAGAACAGTTGCTTGTATGTGGCAAACTACGCTGTGATTCCAATATTATTTCAAACAACGATCTTATTGCAAATAGTTGGGTTTATGCAGGACAAAACGCACATTATACATGGCAAAACCAATTGGATTGTTATTTTTCATGTGGATATTATAATAACACAAACAATATTTACTATTATGCTGGATATCATGCGTTTTATGTAAATGGAGATTCTGGTTCTGGAATGATGTACATCGATACAAGTGGTGTTAGCTCTCGAAAAGGTTTTAGAAATTCATCCGATGAAAGAATTAAACAAAACTTCTCTCATTTCGATGATAATTTCATTGATACATATATGAGCCTAGAGCCTGTTCAATATCAATTTAAAAATGACACCGATGATAAATACCATTTTGGATTTAAAGCCCAACAAACTGAACGGATTTTAAATGCTTATGGTCAAGAATCAGACAAATCTTATGGTATATGTGCAACTCATGCAATTGATTCAGAAAAAGCAGAAAAGTTATATGGCGTAAAAGATATGCATGAAGAATATACTCTTGCATACGATGAACTGATCGCTCCTACTACTTATATGGTACAGCACACATATAAAGAACTCGAATCTACGAAAGACGAACTTACCAAAGTCAAACAAGAAAAAGCAGACCTAGAAGCTCGCTTACAAGCAATTGAAGCAAAACTTGGACTTTAAGAACGGACAAACAACTAAATAACAAACATACATAGAGCAGTTTTCGGACTGCTCTTTTTGTATGCAATTTTACAGAAAGAAAGGTGAAATACATGGTATACACAGTTAAATTAGATAGCTCTGACGACAAAGTATTTAATCTTATGCAGTTTAACAGCATGACATTTGATATGGAATGTAAGCTTGTCGTTTGCACAGATGATCTAAAAGCAGTTAAATCAGCATTTACAAACTTTAAAACATTAGACATCTACAGAGATGATGTGCAGATTGCAACTTACACATGCTTTAACAATTATAAAGAAATCTCTTTACAACAGGGATTATATAACAATTCTAATGGAGAATGGGAAGATGCGCTGATCGTATCTCTTACAAGAGCAAATATTGTAGAACAGGTACAGCGACTTGATGAAAAAGTCAATCAGGTTGTTGATATTAATACCTTGACTCTTGACGAGTACAAGAACTATTTACAGGAGAAAAACAAAGCTGCTCTCGCTGAGTTCTTAGCAAGTCAGAGTGTAGAATTCAATGATAAGCCTTATGGAGTATCTGAAGAAGATCAGAATGAAATGGCTCTGAACTTTATGCAATATCAAGCTCTTACTAGTGCTGGTCAGCAAGTAACTCTTGAATGGCATAGTAAGAAGAGTGCGTGTGAAACATTCACTGCTGAGGAATTTGTGCAGTTAACAGCAATGATCAAGGCATTTGTCTATCCTTACTTTCAGCAGATGAATGTCATCAAACAACAGATTTTTAGTTCTGCTAGCAAAGAAGAATTGGACAAGATTGAAATTAAATATGAAGTAATTCCTGTACAGTCGACAGAACCTACTACTCCTTCAGGGGGAAAAGATTCAGTTACGACTGATAAGACAGATGAAATAGGAAAAGATTCAGTTACGACTGAAGAATAATTAGTTTAACAGAGAAAAGGAGAAAATTAATATGGAAATGACAAATATGCAGGCAGATATGATCTTAGGACAGTTAAATACAATTTATGCATTCCTTATGAAAAACAGTGAATTAGTACCATGTACTTTAAGTGCTGGGCTTGCCAAGAATATTAGAAAGATTCAAGAAGAGCTGAAGGAATATTTTGAAGAAAAACGCAAACTCTTACAGAAATATGATATCACTACTGATGCCCAGATCAATAGCACAGAGAACGGACAGAAATTCTTAGCAGAGTTTAATCCTTTAAGCATGGAAAACTCAGGGGTTGAGTTCCATAAGATGAGAATGACTTTTAGCGAAGTTTGTGATGTTATTGAGAATTGTCAAGGAATTCTTGAGGGAGACATCATGATTTTACAGCTTATTTGTAAAGATGAAAGTGAGAACGAAGATCAAAAAGAAGGTGAATAAATGTTGCATGTAAAGAAATCATGTAAATATCTTATCTTATTCCTTATTGGAGCATTTGCTTATTGTGGAATTGAAATCATCTGGCGAGGATATACACATTGGACAATGGGAGTGTTAGGTGGTAGTTGCTTTATTCTTATTGGGCTGATCAATAACAGTCGCTTCTTCTACCATCTTATGCCCTTTCGTAAACAAATGATTCTCGGAGGATTGATTGTTACTGTAATGGAATTCATAGCAGGTTGTATTTTAAATTTATGGTTAGGTTTAGGCATTTGGGATTACTCTCAAATGCCTTTTAATCTGTGTGGGCAGATTTGCTTACCTTATACAATTTTATGGATTTTACTGAGTGCAGTGTGTATTGTTACAGATGATTGGTTGAGATATTTATTATTTGGAGAAGAAAAACCAGAATATGTTTGGTAAAGACTTAAAGGAGTGATTTTTATAAAATAATCGAGGTAATTACATGATAGAAAATTGGAATATTATAATTAATTTTTTATCTCAACATGGGGCTGCATTGACAGTGTTTGTCTTTGCGGTTCTTTTGTTTGCAGATAAAATTTTTGATGTCACTTCCAAATTAAACGAAAAGTTTGGGTTTGAAACACGAGCCTCATTAGAAAAGAAACATCAAAAAGAAGTGATTGAACAACAACGCTTAATGATCGATAAGCATACAGAAACTTTGGAGAAACTAACACAGATTTTGAGCAATCAGAATAAGGATATTCAAGTTATCAAAGACATGATGAGAGAGCAAGCCGCATTATTAACAGACCAAAAGGTAGGCATGGAACGACTATTTGCACATACAGCTGAACTGGCTAAAAAATTAGATGATGCGTGCGTAATAGACGTTGCTTTATCTGAAGGTGTTGCTGCAATGTTAAGAGACAGAATCAAACAAGCCCACAGGTATTACAAGCAAAAAGGTTGTATTTCCCCTACGGGGCTTGAAAACATTAATGCTATTTATAAGGTATACCATGACCAATTACATCAAAATGGCGTTGGAGAAAAAATGTATAACGAAATTAAAGCATTGCCTATTAAGGATGAAGAGTCATTCTTGTAGGTCTTTTTTATTGCAAAGGAGGATTGCATTATGAACAAATTTAAAGAATTTTTAGCAAGCATTAACTGGAGTGAAGTTAAACCACATACTGTTGTGAGCTTGATTTTACAGGTGTTAGCGTGGATCAATATGGGATTAACTGCGGCAGGTAAACCTGTGATTGACGTACATGAAGATGTGATTAACCAAGTAGTTGGTATTGCTTTTGTAGTTGGAACATCTCTGTATGGAGATTGGAAAAATCATAGTTTTACATGGACAGCTCAGTTTGCAGATGAAATTGCTTACGCTCTGAGAGACGGTAGATTAACCCTTGAAGAGGCTGAGGAAATCAAGAATAAGATTGGTCAAAAAGACGTGATCGTAAAAGTTGATAAGGATTTATTTGAAAAAGAATTAGATGATGTTACTGAAGGTAAAGAGTCTGACGACATTGTTGGATAATTTGCTAAGTGAGTAATTAGTAATTGAATAATTAGTTGTTGGGCAGTCGCTGTTATGGTGACTGCTCTTTTTAAATAAAAGAAAGGAAGTTTGATATTTATGGCATTAAAATTTAAAACTTTAAAATGCAACTCTGACAACTATGGTGCCAAGAGAAGCTTAAAAAATATTAAATGGATTGTAATTCATTACACAGGAAACAAAGGAGATACTAGTGAGGCAAATTGTAAATACTTCCAGTCTCCAAATAGAAATGCAAGCGCACATGTATTTGTTGATGGCGGTAAATATGTATATAAATCTGTTCCATTGTCTAATGTAGCATGGAGCGTTGGTAAATTATATGAAAGAAAGTATGCTGTTGATTGGGGTAAATGCACAAATGCAAACAGTTTGAATATCGAGATGTGTGATTCTGTTGGTAAAGTGCCTGATGATGTGTATAAGCAAACAGTTGAATTGACAAAATATTATATGAAGAAATATGGAGTCCCTGTTTCTCATATTACCACGCATTTTCGGACTTGTGGGAAAATTTGTCCTGAACCTTGGGCTTCTCCAAATAGCAAAGGGTTTGCTAAATTCAAAGCAGACATTTCTGGTTCTACAGTAGTAAAACCAAAAGCATCTTCTAAGTTCAAATCTTACAAAGTGAAAGTAACCGCTTCTGCTCTTAATGTACGTAAGTCTCCATCTACAACGGCTGCTATTGTCAGAGATGCTTATAAGAAAGGTAGAACAGTTACAATTAAAGCTGTTAAGAATGGTTGGGGTAAAACTAAAGATGGTTGGATTAAACTGTCTTATACAAAGAAATGTTAAAGAGTATGAAAAGATATAAGAAACAGTTATGATTGATTTGACGATCAGTCGGTATTTTCTTTATTAGTTTTCTTTGTCAGTGATAAAGAAATCGCTCTTAATGATTGTGGCTCAGGGGAGCAATCAAGTTTGTATTTTTTACAATGGGGCAATGCGAGGAAGCAGATTGAGCTGGCAATGAAAATTGTGTTTGTATCCTTTCCTGAATTTAAAAGCAAACATTATAATTTAACAAAGAGATTCTGGATAGGATATTCGGAGTATTATTAAAATTTAAGGGTACACCAGAAATTAATCTGATGTACCCTATTTTTTTACGATTTTAGAACATTGAGCTTTGTTGTTCGAGTGCTACTAATAATGCACCCATTGTCATTGGTTTGATCTTTTCTCCATCTTGAAGTTCTGATTGGTCTATTGGAGAATCTTCATTAATGAAGTCGTAATTTGTGTAAACTGTTACTCCGTCAATCTCTTTGTACCAAACTGCTACAATATAGTCATTTCCAAATTCTAAAATATCTTGTTTTAGATCTGCTATAAGCTCTAAGCTTTCATAGATAATATGAGTGCCATTTTGATTAATTAATGCCATATTGTTTCTCCGTTCTGATACTTTACGCTTGTATGGTGTAACTTCTCTTCCATGTAGGAACTTTCTCAGATGCATATTGTGCGCCCATAATATAATTCAAATAATCTTCATCAACTTTTGCAATCTTCCTTTTCATATGATCGTCATTGTATGAAAATGCATAAAGCATCATTCCGTGTAAAATCTTATCACCAGGGAATACATGCTGTGATGATTCATGTCTCATAAACCTATTGGCTTTTTGATACTCATTCATAACATTTTTGCGAATATTGGTCATGCATGTCATATTTGCATGTTGTTCGATAGATGTTAGAATCAAAGGATATGGTTTCTTTAAGCGTGTGCTGATTAATTGAAAAGCACAATTCAAAAAACCGAGAGACCATAATACTTTCTCTCGGTCTGTTGCTTCTGGTTCATTACCAATCTTACCACCTAACTTCATGTGTTCGTAAAATTCATCTCTTTCTTTTTTATCTGAATAAAACATTGTATAACTCCTTTTCTGTGTGAATTGATAGTTATACGCCTTGCGTTACGGTTTAAATTAAGAAATAAACTAATTTCATTTCTTTTATAGGTTTCAAAACATCCTATGTTATGGTTTAATTAAAGAAAAGTAATATTACCTCTTCTTATATAAATTTCAAAACACAATGTGTTGTGGTTGATAAAATTGTAGTTTTATGTGCAAAAACAACCTACATGAAAATGTTATTTTTTGTTTATTTTACTCATAAAATTAACATTCTACTATGACGCTATTACTCTAAAAATATTATTAATATACTTTAGATTCCAATATAGATCAATTAAATATGTGGGTTGCTTTCTTTATGACCATATTAACACCAGAAATAATACATGTCAATATAATTTATTCTACTCTACACATATCATCTATTTCATGCTCAGATAAGTATAAAGACATCCCACACTTCTCGTCAAAGAATGAAAGGACATATTCTGTAGAATCAATTCTAGTTCCATATAAGACTGTTTTTATAGGCGTCTGAGAGTCGATTTCTGTGAGCTGTACTGTGTCACCTATATGGAATAATCCGCACTCTGTATTAAGCGTCTGAGTGCTTTCGTTGTATTCGTATATTCTCATTATGCATCTCCTTACCTATTTAAGTAACTCTGTGATTGTAATAAGTCTGCATATTCTCCGCAGAGATACCATGTGCCAGATGATGGAATGTATTTTAGTATCTTTGTCTTTGTAGAGATATTGAATCGTTCTAACACTTCTATTCTGCTTTTGTAATATTCTACTTCACGTTCTTGCCTTGCGCTGTTAGTTTCTTTTCTAGTACCCTGTAGGAGTAGTTCTCTGACGTGGAATTTTTGAAGCTTACCATAAGAATCTAACATCGACATCCAGATGTCTGGAGGTGTGTCTCCTGAAATGTTTACTCTCTTGGTAGCTTTTGGAATGTTTGTTGTATTGTACATTTTATTTCACCTCTTGAGTATTATAGCACGAACATGTGTTTGGTGTAAAGAATTATAAAAGAAAAACCACAGATTATAATAAACCTGTGGTTAAGAGAATCTATAGCATTAAAACTCCATAATTAATTTGTTATTTGTTCCAATTATATTCTTAAATGCTTATTTTTATAATTTGGTGTAAATTTGGTGTAACTAAGTGTTTTGTCTAAAATTATAATTTTACTTTATTGCAGTTTTCCTTTATTTTATGCGGGTTTCCATCATTTAAAAATCAAGGAAATATTTGAACTTTGCATTTGCATACAAAATTCTATGTTTTTCTTCAGATTTTCTTAAGATCCTGAAATAATTTACAATTCTGGCTT